GTTTAGAAGCTGCACAAAAAGAATTAGCTGCAGCTATTGAATCAGGTGATGCAACTGCTCAAGTTGAGGCTAATAAAAGAATTGCAACACTCGCATTTGAGAATGCAAAACTAGAACAAGCCAAAGAAGGTAGAGAAGCAAAAACGCAGGAGCAAGCTCCTGCTAATCTTTCTCAAAATAACTATGCAAGTCAACCTGCTATGGATGACCCAATCAATCCAGATCCTAGAGCCGAAGCATGGGCATCTAAGAACGCTTGGTTTGGAACAGACAGAGCAATGACTTACACTGCTTTTGAGATACATAAGGATCTTACTGAAAAAGAAGGGTTCGATCCTAATTCTGACGAGTATTATG